TAAGTAACGTGTTGCATACTATATAATAGAAAAACGTTTAATTTATTTTATAAACAAAAAAAAAGGTGGCAAAATACCACCCTTCTTTATTTATGAAAACATATATTATGTTGTAGTTACTGTTGCTGTAAACGCTGAATTGTCAAAAGGTACATTAGTGTAATCTGCGACAATACAAGCAGGGTAGCTTTCTTGTCCACTAAATGTAAGATCTGAACCTGACATATCACCTAGAGCTGCACCTGATGCGTTAGTACCTGTGTTAAGTTCTAAACCATTCTCTAAACCTAAAGCGAATATAACTCTTTTACCTGATGTGTTAATTTGATTCAATTCTACAAATACAATTAATTTATTTCTTGATAAAAGTTTTATTTCGTTTCTGTCTGCTATACTTAGTTTGTGTAGTTTAATATTTACTGACTGATCAAAGAATATTGTACCATTTTCTGTATTACCTGTGATAGTCTCTGTAAATGATGCTGTACCTCTAACTAACTCGTACTTAAATAGTTCTTGCCCTGTACCACTACCTGATAAATCTAAGTCTGTAATAGTACCTGATGCTGGTTCAATACCTGCACCTGCTGTGTTACCATTTATTCCTGCGTCTGCGTGCTGTACAAAGTATACTGCCTTTACACCACCTACGGTGTCTCTACAATCTAATTGTCTTCCTGTTGTTAATTCACAAGCCATATTTATTGTTTTAAGGCAGTTTAAGAGGGTTTTGACACCCTCTCTTACTGCAAGTTAATTATTAGTCTAATCTTACTATATCGCCACCTTGTGCGTGTTGCGTGCCACCTGTGAACTTCGCCACTACACGAATGTTATCGCTGCCGTCTAGGTCTCCCATATCGAGCATTTTTATCTCCGTATGATCCGAAACAAGGTCAGTCCCAAAGAAAAGATTTGACGCTTGTGCTGCACACATTTTGTTGTCTACCATACCTGGACAAACTGCAATCTTAATACCGTTGAACATTGGTCTGAAACCTTCGCCCATATTGTATAGTCTCTCGTAACCTGCTGCTGCTTGATTAGCTAAGTAAAGTCTGTAAGACGCTACTGACATATAGATATATAAGTCTTCTTTAGTGTATACTGCTGAAGGTATTGCGTCTACAAGTATGTTTAGGTTTTCGTCAATGTTACTATTTGTAAATGCTGTACCTGCACCACCTTGATTATCTGCCTCTACGATAGCTGTGTCATTCTCAAAGTGTCCGTTTGCTGCGTTCATAAATCCTGTAAACTCACCTGAATTTGCATCTAGTCCATTCCAAATGCTAGTCTCTACTGAATCTGCAATAGTAGATGACAAGTAAGACATTACAAAAGCTGCAAAGTCGTCACTCATTCCGTCATTGTGTCTACCTGCTTGCATTTGTGCTGCTTGCCAGTCTGCTAGTAAATCTTTTTTACAAAGATCAACGTTAATTTCTAATTGTTTTGGTGTTAATACTCTTTCAGTTAAAGTAAGTGTACCTGCGTCTGTAAAGTCACAAGTAGCGTCTTTAATAAGTCCTGAAGTAGCAACTTTAGTTATGTTTCTTTTGAACTTTACATTTTCTAGTACAGTCAAAAACTCTAAAGATTTTGATGACTTTAACGCTGCGCCAATATACTGACCTGCGTGGTCACCTGAATAATTTGATGTTATTGAAAAACTCATTTTGTTATTATTTAATTATTATTTATTTAAGTTATAATAAAACCTTTCTTTACTATTCATATTAGCATAAGGTTTTGTATTAAGTTTTGTTTCGTTGAATTTAGAAACTTCAACTGGTTTAGTTGCAGGTTCTTTAGATAATTCTACGATTTGTGAGTGTAATTCTTCGCTTTCAGTAATAAGCTCACCATTTAAGTCTTTCATTTCTTCAAGTTCTGCTGAAAGTCTTGACACGTCTGATCTTACTTCTTCTAAAAGTTCTTTAATTACTACACCTATTTCTTCAATAAGTGCGTTCTTGTCAAAGTTTTCGTTTTCTACTTCTTCTGTTTCCTCAACAGTTTCCTCTGACATTTCTTCTTCTTCTACTGCTTCAACTTCTTCTTTTTCTTCTGTCTCTTCTTCTTCTTCAGTTTCTTTTTTCTCCATTGATGCTACGATACCTTCTTTTTCTACCTTAAACTCTACTCCGTCTTCTGTTTCGTAAGTACCTACTGGTACAGGCATTGTGCTACCGTCTTCTGCTAGTATCATTACCTCTACGCCTTCTGCAAGTTCATCTGCTTTTGAAACGACAATAGTACCGTCAATAAGTTTAGCTTGAAATTCTAGGTTTAACTCTTCTTCTTTGTCTAAACCTAATGCTGATAATATTTGTTTTTTTAAATCCATTTTTTAAAGTCTTTAGTATATAATAGAATTATTTATTTGTTATTTGATTTTAGTAATTCATATTCATTTTTGCTAAAACGTCTCTGTCGTTTTTGTAGAAATCACTTACTGCACTTTCATATTTTGAAACATTAATAGTTACACCTAGTTTTTTTGCTGACTCTTTTACGTCAAATATTGCGTCTTCTAATTTATCTGCAATACTTTCACCTTTTTTATAAGATGCGTCATATTTATCAGTCAATTTAAAAACTTTTTGTGCAGCACTTTCATTTTTTTTAAAAGCTGTGGTGTGTTTTTTATCAACTTTTAAATACGATTTTTCTTCTTTAACAAAATCTTGTTCTGCTTTTTTAATTTTTTCTTTTGAAGCACGATAAGAATTTTCTGCTTGGTCTAATTCTTTTTTTGCTTGTTCTAAATTTTGAGCTACTTTATTAAATGAATTTACTTCTGCTCTTATTTTACTTACATCTAATTTGTCTGTTGCACTTCTTAGTTGTGCAGTTAATTTATCTAAAGTTTTTATATCTTTAAAACTATACTTTTTTACCTTTTTACCTTTTGCGTTAGATAGTATTGTGTTTAGTTTGTCTTCGTAATTTTTGTACATAATTATTTTTTTATTTTACCTTCTTTTACTAACTCGTTGTATGCTTCTACTATTTCTTCGTCTGTAACTGTTTTGCTCATTTTTTCCATTTTGTCTACAAAGTAACCTTCTATTGATAATCCTTTTAGTTCACCTGCTTTTATCTTTTCCCATAAGTCATTGTTTTCTATTTTCATTTTTACAAACCACGTGCCATTTGGTAGATCGTAGCCATACATTTTAGACTTGTCCTGGTCACCTTCTTTAATCCAACTTTCTACTGTTAGTACACCTGCTACTCTGTCTTGGTGTTGGTATGTAGCTTTGTGGTGGTTGTTGTATTTTAGGTATAACTCGCTAGCTTTTCTTACTGTGTCCTTTGAAAAATATACGTAATACTCTGAATCTGTATTAGGGTTGTATCTAAATATCTGTTTGTTAGGTATTAGCGCAGGACTGATTAACATTCTTTTTTCTTTGTCAATCTTTGAAAATGTAAGGTTGTGCTTGTCTTTACCAAAAAATACAAAATCTACTTCTATTGCAGGACTTGTTACTAGACTTATTGCGTCTATAGATAGTTCTTCGTTATCGTCACTTATTACAAGCTCTGTGATCTTAGTAAGTTTTTTCTTCATATTTATATAATAGATTTAAATTAGTTTTATTTGATTTTATATAGTTGCTCTACGTCTAATGTTTGCTAGTTTGTTTTGACTGTTTGTTATGTCGTCACTAACCACAAACGCCCTTGCAGGTTCAAAGTCAGGTGTAGCACCACCTAAAGTAAATGCACCACTTACCATTTGGGGTGCAGGAGCTTGTTGAGTAGCTGAAGGTACAGAACCACCACCACCACCACCAGGCACATCTACTGCTAGTATTTTTCTTACGTTAGCTATACCATTTGCAATAATAGCTGCACCTGATACAAATCCTGCCACACCTCCCTGTGCAAACGCTTTGTTAGCACCTGCAAATGTATCTATAGTTGCTTGTGCTATTGCTAGTGCTTTGTTTTCTCCTGCTAAGTCACCTAATGCACCTGCTAGTGAGCTAAACGCTTCTAACTCTGCTTCTTTACGTTCTCTAGCTAAGTCTAAAAGTTCTTGGTCTGCGTCTTTTTGTTCACGTTTTAGACTTATAGTATTTGTTAGTTGCTCGCTTTCAAAACCTGTAACTTGTGCTATAATACCTTCACGTTCTGCTATTGCTTCATTAAGTGCTATTTGTAGGTCTACGTTTTCTTTATTCTTGTCTAATTCCTTCTGTGCTGCTTCTACTGCTATGTCTGCGTTAGCTAACATTGTTTCTTTTTGTTTTTCTAGTAATGCACCTAAATCTTCATTTGCTTTTATTCTTTCTTCAAATGTTAAACTTTCGTCATCCCTTACTTGTCTTAAACTTTCTGCTTGTGCGTCAAATTGTTCTAATAAGATACGGTTATTACTTATTGCTAATTGTGCTGACTTATCAAGCTCTACGTTTGCTTTTGCTGCTTTGCCTGTTTCAGTAACAAAGTTTTTTATTTTTTGAGTAACCTTAGTTATTGCGTTGTCCATTTGTGCAGTTTCTACTGCGTTACCTGTAACCGTGTCTTTTAGGTTACCTAGTGCAGTCTTTGCTGTTTCGCTAGCTTCTTTAAAATCGCCTTTAAATACTTGGAATATTGCTTGACCTAAACCACCTATACCTTGTATAAGGTTTTTTACTCTAGTCATAACTTCTATACCAAGTGTACGACTAAATTCTAATGCGTTTTGTACTGCTTCACTACCAAATAATCTACTCATTATACCTGACGCTACCTGTGTGTTGTCTGATAAAAAGTTAAAGAACTTGTTAAATGTAATACTTAAAAACTCTGTAGCAGTTCTAAAACCGTCTACTACTCTTTGATTTTGTCCGAATATGTCTTTAAGCTGTGTGAACGCTGCTAATATTAAACCTACACCTATTGCTTTTAACCCTGCGCCCAAACTCTTGACTGCACCAGTCATTCTTTTAAACCCTGTCTGTCCTTCTTCCGTAGCTTTATTTAAGTTGTCAGTTTGGTCTACTGCGCCACTAAGTTCGTCTGCTAGTTTTTCTACGTCTTTAGCTGCGTCATCTATATTACTATTTATTTTTAAGTTAATTTC